ATTCATAGTTATCTCCTTTTATTCTTCTTCAAAAAATTCAGGATCAATCGCAACAATTCTTTTTGTTGGTCTACCTGTTCCTTTAGCTTTTAAATCTTTTTCTTGTATCTCACCAGCATTTTTAAGTCTTTCTATAATCTCTTTGACTTCGTATGACTTCATTGATCTAAATATTTCTCTTCTATCAATATCGCGTTTGCTGATACCCCAGTCGCCTTGCGATCTAATAAAGTTAAGTATTTGCTTGATCTTTCCTTCCATTTCTGATCCAGCAACTTTATCTCTACAGCTTTCTACTAATAGCTGATCGTAATAGTTAACGTAATCAATTGCCCACTTAGTTATTTCTACAGGAATAACCTTTGCATTGCGGTCATCTGCTAACGCGGCAATTAAAGCAAGTCTCATAGATTTTTCTCTTGTTCTTGATAGCAATACTTCCAATCCATCTTTTTCTAATCTGTTTTGTTGCTCTACTAAATCGTATGCAAGCTTTTCTAAAAGATGATTACTTTCATCTGAGAAAGCTATAACTCTTTGTTTAAAATCCATTTCTGCATTATTGATGGCAATTTGCTCTATTTCATTTTTAACTTGACGAACATGTTCTACCCAATCTGTTGTTGATTTAGGTGGCTCAACAAATGGTTTCATTTTTCCAACAGTTCTTGGAATAGTAGATTCAGCAACAATAAATCTATTTAAGAATCCATCTACAATACGACCGGTTGAGAGCGCACCATAAAAATTCTTTGGTACGCTCATACCGACCAACGTTATTGCAGGTTTGATAGTTGATCTATCTAGCACTTCTTTTTGTTGTTTCTGCGTTAACGTCATCATAGAATAATTGTCAGGTCGCAAAGTACCATGACATCTTCCCCATGTTTCCATAAGAACTTGAATAGCGTCTTCTTTGTTTGAGTTGCTAGAATTAGATATGCTTTCCAATCTCTTACCAAATTCATCCATAACTGTAATGTGTGTTGGTTTATATCTAAGAATAGAATAGATAGCACCACTTGATGTATAGCCATCACCAGCCATAAGGTCAGAATAACCAGCTTTATCTAAAATAGCTTCAATAACTGTTTTAACGTTTTCTTTTCCTTGCCCTGATTTTGCAATACACATAAAGAACAAAGATGAAAAATTATTCATATTGGTTTTATACATTCTTCCCAAAGTTACAGAACAAAGGGCGAGTGCTGCTTGCATACTTAAAGCTGGTTGAGAGATCTGCGCTATACGCTCAGAGTAATCGTAAATGTCTTTGATAATTCCTGGTGGGTTATATAGATCAACAGGCTCATCTATATGATGCAATTTAGATATATACGCTGGTGCTTGTTGGTTTTTTCTTTCGTGAGTTTTTTGTATGCTGTTAACTGTTGTTTGTATTTCTGAATCAGGAAGAGGTGGTTTATTTTGTTGATTCCAAGAATTAACAAAGAAATGTACAAAGTCTATATTTAAATCTTTTGCTATTAAATAACCAGCAAGTCTTGCGGCTTGGTCATTTCTTGATCCTTCTGTTACACCGTCTAAAGATAATGGTGTTTGTATTGGTTTACCATTTACTTTATCTGCTCCAGTTATTTTTACCCAAAGCTCCTTAGTAAAATCAGGAAGATCATCTATATCATCTAATTCCCAATCAGGAATAGTAATTGGTTCATAGATAGCTCCGGTTGCATGAATATTGTGAGGTGCAACAATAAGACCGCCCACCCCTCTTATATCTATAAGTTTCTCAGGTTCGGTTGTTGCGGTTCTTCTTGCTACATAAGTAGTAAAGTTTTCAGGATTATTATAGTAATAGTGTACGCCTTTACCCGTAGCGACTTTGAATGGGGTGGTAGGGAGGGTAGCGTCAGCCCAATTAACAGCTTCAGGAGTGTCTGCGTCGACTACTATAAATTTTCCGCAGACTAAGGCTACAACTAAATCATCCCTACCTTTAAACCATTTGGTAATTTCTTCTGTCGTTGGTTGGCGTTCTTGAAACTGCTGCCATCCGCCTAACTCTTTAGGTGGAACTTTATTATGGCGATGTAGTGGTACTACACTTACGCCAAACTCAGCATACGCAAGCGCTAAATCCAACGCAGTATCTTGCGCTGTAATATTTAAATTGAACACTATTAACTTTCACTCTTGTCTTCTAGCGGTCCATATATAGATTCAAAATCAAGTTTGCCCCCACTAGCTTTGATTATTTTTTTTGCTTGTTTGATTGACGGTTGTCTTAAACCATATCGCCAAGCTTTAGTAGTTGCTGGCGAGCAATCAAATAATTCTGCTGCAGGTTCTGTGCCTACAAATTCAATATATTCTTTTAAGGTATATCTTCGCACCTCTCTCTCCTTGTATTCAGGTTCTAGTTTTTCTGCAAGAAATGTATTAAGCTCTCTATCGGTTAAAGTTTTTAACCTCCAAAGATAGTTTACTTTCCATTGATCTTTGTGCACTTCATTCATTTTACAATCCGTTCATATTTTCTTGTTGACTAATTGTAATTCTAAATAAATTAAATTAAAATACTTTTTATAAAAAAAAGGAGAAGATATATGTCTGATATATTGAGTCGTATAAAAAGTCCTAATGAACTCGTAGAAAAACAAGGTGCAAAAATCTTAATCTACGGAGCATCAGGAGCAGGTAAGACGACTACCTGCGCAACTGCCCCAGGCAAAACTTTAATCATCAGTATGGAGGCCGGACTCTTATCTATTAGAGATCAAGAGAACGTTACTGCTATTGAGGTTAAAGAAGCGCATGAAATCGAGGAAATCGCTCAACTACTTGAGTCAGGTCAACTTGATTACGATACCGTTTGCTTGGACAGCGTGACAGAAATGTCAGAGATTTTGCTTGCAGCCGAAAAAGCTAAAAGCAAAGACCCAAGACGTGCTTATGGCGAGGTTATAGAAATTATGACCAAAACTATGCGTAGGTTTAGGGATCTCAAAATTCACGTCATCTTTGTTGCTAAAGAGGACAAGATACGTGATGAGCAAACCGGAATGTTTACGTATCAACCTATGATGGTAGGTGCAAAACTTCCAGTTCAAATACCTTACTTCTTTGATGAAGTTCTAGTACTTAGAGTTTTTGAAGAAGAAAATGAAGAAGGTAAGAAGGTAACCAATCGTTGGTTACAAACAACCCTTGGCGCGAATTACACCGCCAAAGACAGGAGTGGTAAGTTAGATACTTTTGAAGAGCCTAACTTAACGCATATTATTAATAAACTTGGTTTTACAACAGGAGGCTAATATGAGCGATTTTGCAGATGTCAAGTTTAATTTCGAAACGAAAGAAAGTGATAACTCCTTCATCCCCGAAGGCGATTATGTGACTGAGATAAAGACTTGCGAGAAAACTGTTTCTCAAGCAGGTAATTCTTATCTTAAGTTAGAGGTAGCTGTTGCAGGTGATAAATACAAAGGTTGGATTGCTAGAAACAATTTTAATCTTTGGTACACCAATCCTGACCAAGAGAAACAAGAGATGGTTAGAGAGATTGCATCTAGGCAGTTTTCTAAACTTCTCAAAGCTCTTGGACTTGAAAGCAATCCACCGTCAAATGCTGGCGAGTTGGTTGGCTTAAAAGTTATCTCAACTTTTGGTATTGAGAAAAGTGATAACCCGGACTATCCAGATAAAAATAATATTACTGGATTTAAGTCTGTCGGTCATACCGACAAACCTAAAGTTGCACAAACAACTTTAGAGACTCCATCTTGGGTTAACGATAACAAGCCAGCTAAGCCTAGCTTGTAACTTATAGGTGCGCTAGGGCGCCATAAAAGGGCTTTCCTTTCCCCCCACACACTCAAGGTGGGCCCACCTAGCATTCTTTAGGGGGATTAATGAATCGTTAAACTAATTCTATGTGATGGATCGTATTTAGAGATTTCTATAACTTCGGCAGGAACAAAGACATCATCTTCTTCCATAGATTTTAATTGAACAAAGAACTTTGCAGTATCTTCATCTGGAGCATTGAGAACAGCTACGCGCATACCATTTTCTGATTTGTAGTAACATAGGTATTTATCAAATCTTTCAAACATTTTAATTATCCTTTTTATATCCATTAACATACAATGCTATAACTGCATAATGAATTATTTTCATTAAGTCAGCATTTTCTTTACCGTTCTTTTTACCGAACCGCATAGCATATTTCATTATGTTTCCTAGGGCAAAGCCCTCACCATGACCGCTATCAATAATAATATCAGTTGCCTGATACTTACCGTTGGCGTAATGTTGATTATAAGTTTGATCTATATATTCTTTAATAGCTTGAAGAATCTCATCTTCTTTAAACTTATATTCAATCACAGTTCTAAATCTACTATATTGGGACTGTTATAGATAGTTAAATGACCGCCTTTTTCATAATTTTTATAAGCCTCTAAATACTGCTCCATCATCTCCCAACCTCTATTCATATGCTCTTCACCCATACGAAAGACTTTAGATGCAAATGGATGTACTTTTTCTTGAGCTACAAAAATAAATTCTTTTACTCTAAATCCAGCTTTTTCCATTCCTCTGCGATACCAAGCGGCTTGCATGTCGTAACCGTATTTTCTAACCGAACCAGCAAACTCTTTAGGGTGACAGCTTTGCGTTGTTTTATAGTCAACAATAACAATATCGTTAGCGGCATAAGGTTTTTGGATAGGCGGACAGAGAACATCTGGACGACACTTGCAAAGTATTTCGCCTTCATACCAATAAAAACTAGCCTCTGTAAGCCTACCTTCTGCATTAATATAAACGTCGCCTTCATCAATTAGATTGGCTTTCATACCCTTGATAGCTTGTAACTCAGCTTCTTTAATAACAGTCAAACCTCTTTCTTCGTATTCGGCTTTTAAGTCTTTGTTTGCATTGGTATATGGAGAGCCAGTAATAACAGCAACGTCGTTATTAAATGCTTCTTCTCCCTCTACAATCATTGAGTGTGCAGCCGTCCCAAAGTTCATAGCGGGCGTAGTTTCTTGAACGTGTTCAACCGCGTGTAATTGAGAATGCCCAAAAGCTCTGACGTTAGAGCTGCTGAGTCCTGGACCGGCGTGATAGACGGCATTAGGTATATCATCAAAGATAAACGCGTCTCCTCTTTCGGTAAATTTATATTCTTTTAATTCAGTTATTTCCATTTTCATACTCCAGTATTAATATCTGTACAACAGATGGGTGTTTCATTGGTCTAGGCCAATACTTTAAATTGTTATATATAGATTGCAGATTATCTCCGTAATCTTTAGCTTCGTCGTAATAAGGTTTATCTATCATTTCCCAGTATTCTAATAATTCTCTATATTCTTCTTTATTTCCGACAAAACCTAAGTCCAATTCTGTATGATCAAACGGAACAAACTTAAGTCCGCCTGTATTCTTGCGCATAGGGTAGAAACGTATTTCATCACCGATCGGCATACAAATAATTGACCACGTTTGGATACCTACCTGTAAAGTCAACCTTTATCAGATTAGGTTTATTAATTTCAGTCTGGCGAAAGAGAGCCTCATCTATTGTAATCGGAGGGGAGCGACGCAAACTTTCGCCAGAAACCATATGATTCCACCACGCTACTGCTTTCTGTCTAGCGTAACCGGTATGTTCAAAACAAATAAATTCGTTAATAATTTTATTGGGAGTCTTGTAACTGACTTTTAATACAGGCACATTCTTGCCTTTTGCAAGATGATGACCCACCCACATATCTATAACTTTTAAATCGTAGCGTTCTTTCTTTTGATTTTTAGATATGA